TCAGAAATAAAGAAGTTCTGCGAATACTAGTTAATAACGCCGCTGTAGACGTTTGGAACTCTCAAGCCAAGCGCGAACCGAAGTAGCCCCTAAAGGGGCTTTCCTTTTTCTGGAGGAGATCATGCGAAGACCAACCAACCCCGTAATCCCCTATCCCCACGAGGCCATCCAGCACACCCGCTGTGTTCTGGCCCTGTCCATGATCACCGTGGCCATATCCCTCCTCAAGCCCGAGACTCTTCCTCAGCTTGGTGACCTTGGCAGGCAGGTCGAGAAGGTCGACCGCTGGATCGACCGATGCGCGGACGACACGCAGAAGCGCAGGCTCTCCGCAGGCGCGAAGCGAGATCTGGATGCCCGGTTCCATATCCTTGCCGGGCATGTCGGGGACATTCAGGCGGCTTCCGGCGACGCTTCCCGCTGGACGCAATGGGGCGCCGGGATGTGGGCCGGGCTGACCTTCCTTGAGGACTGCCGGAACACCTGCCCCGCCTACTTCCGGGGCCTTCACTGGCACAACCTGCTCAAGACGCTGACCACACTGTGCAATGCGCTCGAAAATGTCGACCCCCAGATAGCGGAGATCGGGACGCGGGTGTACGAGCGGGCCGCGTAGGGGGAGATATGAGTGAGGCAGAAAAACTGCAAAAAATTGCCCAGATTATGTTGGAAAAAGAGAAGAAAGAAAAAGAAGTTGCAGCACTTAACCGCATGATTGCCGAACTTCTAGGAATATCCTCTACAGAAACAATGAAATTACCGAACAAGGTCTATTCATCAAATCAGTTTAAAGCTGCATGTAGGGGGGCAAAGTGAGTTGGTCACAGAGATCTGACGGTCGATTCATTGTAAAATACAAAGACAAAGGAATATGGAAACAGATTTCTTTCACAGACAAAGAGAAGGCTATACTCTTTGACGCAATGCATAACGCCCCAAAAGAAGAGATTCGTCTCACTATGGGAGAATTGATCGTCAAGTATCTACATGGAAATCCGGATCTTTTTCATGAAACCCGCGAGCGCATTATCTGGTTGTATGCCGATGGTGGTCCATGCGCCTTCATGCGCGACAAATATGCAGATTCTCTAAATCGCCAAGACCTCGAACAACTTCGGGAAAACATACGGGAACGCAAAGCCAGCAACAACACGTCAAACCACTATCAAGCATATACAAGGGCAATATTGGCGTGGGGAGTCGATCAAGGTCTACTTGTGCTTAACCCTTGGCGAGATTTCAAAAAACTTAAAATATCAAAACCAATTCATACCGCAACGTTACTAGATCTGAAACGCTTATATCCTTTTCTTCCCCCTTATCTGCAATGGGCCGCAAAGACGGCCTTTTTTTTGGCACTTCGCCCGGGGATGGTTGAGCTTTTCAGCTTGAAATGGGATGCCTTCGATTTTAGGCGGGGAATCGTTTCAATCCGTCAAGGTAAAACAGGAAAGATCAAGAGTGTCTATCCGAACCCTGTGTACATGCAAGAAGCCGCCGCACGCTGTGCCGAAGATTTCAAGCGAGGGGTAGCGCTGGTTTGCCACAACAATGGGAAACCCGTTCTGTCCTACCATAAAATGTGGGGAAAGGCGTGCCGACAAGCAGGGGTCAATTTAAGGTTCTACGATGTGCGACACCTTGCCGCTACAGAAATGCTTGCCCGTGGCGCAGACCTTGCCGCAGTCGCCGCCCAACTCGGCCACGCATCGGTAACGACAACCGGAAGCACATATGCGCACGTCACCCCGGGGGGGCAGTCACATGCCGGATCACTCATGCCTGCAATCGACATCGAACCGAACTCATAAAGCCTTGGTGCAATCGTGGTGCATTTGGTGCGGTTTGGTGCAAGAAAAAGGGCTTACATGAAAATGTAAGCCCTTGAATAAACTGGCTCCCCGGGACGGACTTGAACCGCCAACCTAGTGATTAACAGTCAAGCTTACATACTAGTAAAATCAATATGTTAAAAACATTTTCGCACCAAACGCTTGGTGCAAGCTATAAAAATCCCCCTCCCGGTTTGTGCCGGGAGGGGGATTTTTTTGTGTCAGGAGGATGCCGAAAGTTACTTGTTGCTCATCGGCATGTTCGGGTGCATGTGGCACATGATCTTCCAGCAGTCCAGAAGATCATCAAGCTCTTGGGCGTGCAGTCGGGACGAGCCCTCGTTGTCATCGAGAATCTTGTCGATGGTCTTGAGTACGCGCTCTTCCGTTTCCTCAGCGGCGTTCTGCCGCCATTCCTTATATTCCATGATAGACCTCACTGGGCGTATCTTTTTGCGATTTCATGAATGATTTCAACGTCTCCATCGTCGAGAAGAAGCCCCATGACGGGCACCTTCCCAGACTTCTGAAAAGCGTCTTTCGCCAAGGCATAGGCTTTATCGAGGTCAATCATGCCTGCCTCATCCATCACATCAGCGAATTTCAACGCGGGCGTGTACTGTTTGACCATCTGCCCAGATTTTTGAGCCGCGATGGTTCCAACCATGATCGCCCCGACTTTTTGCAGCCCTGTAGCCTTGGGAATGACTTCCTGATCAAGGTAGGCGGAAAGGATAGTTCCAACGTGATTCGGATCAAGTTTCGGCATGATTGACCTCTTTGATTACGCCGAAGGCGTGGTTGTCGTCGCGTAGCTCACGTTCGCACACGGGAGACAGTCAGTCAGGAAGACAGCTCCGGACGAGGCAAACGAGCTTTTTCCGTTAAGGATGCCACAGCAGCGGGCAGCCTGTTTTACGACCTGAGAGAGATACACGAAACTGGGGATAGCCCCGCAACAGCACGGGCAGTTGTAAACCGTGCTGTAAGTTGTCGCAGTTCCTCCCGTAGGCGTATACGAGAACTGGACCTTTGCCTGTGGATTCGTGCACGGCGTGACGCAAAACGGATCGAGCTGTGCCCCGGAGCAGTTGCAGAAGCGCAGCCGGAACGCGCCACGGTCCGGAAGTGGAGCGTCAAGGGACAATGTCGCCACGTTCGTGGTGGTATTGACCGTAACGCCCGTCACGTTAATGGTAGGCACACAACACATGGTGCACCTCCTTTAACTGTTCGGACAATCGGAATTGCAGGGAGCCTTCCACGCATTCTGAGCGGGCATGGGCTGAGGGCAGACGGAAGAAGCCGGGATGATCGTCTTCGTCAGGCCGCTCACGGTCTGCTGGAGACACGCTACGGCACCGGAGAGCGCGGTAAGTCCGCTGTTGGCAGACATGGCGACTTCGTTGACCTTGCCGAGAACGATCTGTTCGCGCAGTTCGCTGGTCTTGCCCATGCACTTGATCTGTTCTTCGATACGGGCGATGTTCACCTGATTGGCGGCGGCCTCATCGGACAGCGGCTTGATGAATGCGAACATTTCTTCACGCAGAGCCTTGTTTTCCTCTCTCGTAGCCGCGTACACCGTGGCAATGCTCTGGTCGCTGTACTTTTCCGCTTCCAGCTTTGCGATCTTCGCGTCCTTTTCAGAGATCACACCGAGCGCCACGCCCTGCGCCGTCATGGCCGCTTGCTGTCCTCCACCCAAAATTCCGCCAAGATTGCCATTCTGCAAAAAGGCCAACCCCCCAAGAGCAAGGGCAGGGATGCCGACGCCGTACGCTCCGCCCTTCGATGCAAATTCAGCCATAAAAAAGACCTCCAAAATTTCCCCCGGCGGAATGCCGGGTTTCTTGGAGGTCAGTATGACTGTGATGGTATGAAATGATTATGTGTAAGTGGGATAGATGCGGAACGATACGACACGGTGCGGTTCATTGTGGAACTGTGAGGTGTTGTGAGGTAAGGCCGAAAACGGAATCCTGCCACTCGTCGAGCCAGTCTTTCCGGTACCAGATCCTCCCGTTCAAACTGGTATAGCGCGGGCCACGGTTCGATTCGTCCCAAACCTTGCGGCCCCTGCGCCATTTTTCGAGCGTTGACGTTGAAAAGCCAAGGTAAGCTGCGGCCTCTTTCGGAGTCATGCGGTCATAACACATGATAATCATTTCTCCAGTTGCCTTTCATGATAGTGATCATGTCAGACACGGAGAGGCTTTCAACGGTTCCCGTGTCGCCTGGGGGATGTTCCTGCATCCCCCTTTTGTTTATTTCATCGAAAAATAGGCCACGGGCAAGCCGGATCATCCGGTCCGTTCCACGGAAAGCCCGGCTGTTGCGGCAAATCGCGGAGTGCTTGCCGATACACCTTGATCTCTTCAAGCTTTTCTTGTGAGATCGGATAGTCAGGCATGACAATGTAATCAGTCTCAGCGATACGTTTATCACGCTCGGAGCGTACGCTAGCCGCGAGTTCTTCGGTTGTCGGTACGTGAGGGACGTATGCCTGCTCTTCCGTCACCATGTCCGGATGCGCTTTTGCATAAGCATCGACATCAGCCCACATTGCTGAGAACTGACGGCGTACTTCATCGGGGACATTATTATCATCAGGATGCGGCACGCAGAGCTTACCGACAACGTATGAGCGTGTCTCTTTTCTGTAGATGATGGTTCCGTAGTCTTTCCCCATTTTGCTTCTCCTATGCGCTTCTGAAAGCTATCCCGTCCATGAAAGCGGAGCTACCCCAAGCTGACGCCGACAAAACGGTTCCGCCCGGATCTTCGCCTATGACCATATCATAAAAACGTTCACTGTCAGCAATCATATACATGTATTTCCAAGTTCCGTACCCCGGCAACGTGTACGTTTGTTTTGCGATGATCATATCCATGCCTTTGAGCCCGTAGCTGTTCTGTGCCTCGCTTGCAAAAGCGACGGAGAGTGCACTTTCAGCTTTGCCGCCAAGCGTCCCGGCGTTGTCCGCATATACTGCCGTATCTGCTTTTCCGTGAACAGCCCTGCCGTCGAGATACAGCTCGCCATTATCCGGGCTGTACCGCATCATAAGGCCGGGGCTGCCTTTTGTTCCCGAAAAAGTTATGAGCCTCACGCCGTCAGCATATAACCGTCCAATCTCGACATCGCTTGTCAAAATAAGGTTGTGTGACGACAACGTGTACCGCGTTCCGTCTTCTTCGACATAGACACCAAGCGAAGAAATCAACCCGCTGCTGTTTCGGGCATACATCTGAGCGGCTTTAATATTATTAATATTATGCACAAAATCATGGGCACCCATGATATTGCCATTTTTATCGAGATGGTACAGCCCAAGCTCTTGTTCCGTAGCTGGCGCAGCATTGATGAGATCAAGCGTATTCTTGATCGAAAGATTTCCGGTCACTGTTCCGCCGCTGGTCGAAAGCTTTCCCTTTTCCAACTCAGTGGAATTGCTTTTAATATCAGCCATCATCTGGCGAATCGCGTTGTTCACCAGACCGGGAGGCATACCCTCCGCAATATTTATTCCGCTGATGGTCAGATTATCGTCTGGATTGGTCGAGTAGTCTTGAACGCTCATAGGGCAAATCCTCTTTTTTGCGCTACGATAGCAACAAAGCGCAAGCATGGGCATCATCGATGTCGCACAATGTAGCTTACTGCATCTTTTCCGAGTTGTTATGGGGAGCCCAGACGGATTCGAGCCAGTTGTCCAGCCAATCCCGGCGGTACCAGATCCTCCCATTCATGGCGGCGTAGCGCGGACCCTTGCTGTCCGGATTCCATTCTTTGCGGCCCCTGCGCCAGCTTGCAAGCGTGCGCTCGGAGTATCCGGTGTATGCTGAGGCTTCTTTCGGGGAAATCGGGGCCATCGGGGAACGCATGATCGAGTCGGGCATGGATACCTCCTTTTTGATTGAGTCCATATGGGTTTTCTGGTAACGGCTGGGGAAAGACATTCTCCGTATGGAGAGGGAGGGGAAATGATGAAACGGATTTTGCTTCTTTTGTTGGGTATGCTTACTTTTACTATGGCTGGATGTTCCTATAAAACAGCAATACCATCATCACAAGCAACAAATATTTATTCTTCTTATGATGGTAAAATACCAGCTACTATTATATTGATTATAGATGAAAGTGCTTCTACTATTGTTAAAGATGTAAAACCTTCATCTTATCAATGTGGTGCCCATAAATTTTCTATAGGTACAAATAGTGCATTTGACTCTTCAATCAGGCTAACAACTGAAGCTATGTTTGAACACGTCATAGAACAAGAATCTATTCCCACACATGATGAAATGATAGAAAAAGGTGCAAAGGGATACATCCTCGTTAGACTTACTTCTTTTGAACCAAGAATAGTTTTTATCCCAGGATTTTGGTCTGCTTCTTCAAGAGCCGATGTAGATATCGCATTCGACTTTGTTGTCCGTGACGTTAACAACAAAATTTTGATAAACAGTATCGCAAGTGCCACAAAGACAGCTGAAGGCGAAGCGGGGGGAGCCTGTGGGAATGGTGCACAAGTACTTTCCGAAGCAATAGGAAAAGCTACCAAAGAAGCAATGGAAAGATATGCAGAGCGTGTTTCAAACTCTGCAAAGGTACAGGATGGATTTAAAGAAACAGCTTACCATCCTGTTACCTCAGAACCGGAAAAAGTATATCGGAAAGTGAGCAAATAACATGAAAAAAGTACTTATTACTTTTGCTGTTTGCATATGCATGTGTGGAAATGTTTTTGCCTTTGAGCTACTAGACAATATAAATAAGGCTGGAGAAATTGGAACAGAAGTTGAACAACTCAAAAAAGAAAATGAATTATTGAAAAAAGAAGTTGAATCATTAAAAGTAGAAATTAAAAGTATAAAAGATTTTCTTGAGTTGCAAAAAATTATGAATAACTATTATGATAGAAGTATTAAAACACTAGATTTTAAGTTACCAGAACAATCTTTATTGAATCCTAGTGAAAGCAAATTTTCTATCATTTCTTGTCGTGGAGGATTATTTACTGTATCCTGTGAGAATATTAGAAAATACTCTACAGGATCAGAAGTAACAATAGAATTTGTTAACCTTTATTCAGCAACTATGGTTGATAATACAATAACTGTAGAATATGCAAAAGAATTTCCAAACTGGAATGATTTAGAAAAAAATAAGGTTTATCTTGATTCAAGGAAAGAAAAAACTGAAAAATTGGATGACATTAAATCAGGAAAAGCAAAATCAATAAAAATAAGGATACCAGAGTATACTCCTGAAGAGCTAAAATTCATTGGAATAAAAATACAACCAAATGGAATAACATATCAAAAAGAAAACAGATAACCTGTAGTCCTATCTTGACAACATAGCCGCTTTCATGCTTTGGTTTCCTCACGGAGCCTAGAAACTCCTCATCGACGGACGCCAACCCGTGAGAGTGGCTATTTTTATGCCCTGTCAAGGTCTATAGAAAACCTTGGAAGTGGTGTATCTATCGGCTATTCAGGCCGGGAGTGGGCTAATAAAATACCCTTCGGGGGAATATGCCCGCCGTTCGATGACGGTTTCTAGCTCCCGGCCTTTTCTATTTTTGAAAAGGCCAATAGAAAAATCATCGAGGTTTATATGTCACAGGCCCTTCTCCTTTCCGATCCTGTCCCTTCCGTATCTATTCACAACGGACGCCCCGCCGTCACCTCCCTTGATGTGTCAAAGTTTTTTGAAAAACGGCACGGGAATGTAGTTCGAGATATTGCCCAAATAGTATCTAACTCACCGGAAAAATTTAGCCGACTCAATTTTGAGTTGGCCTCTTACCTCGACGAACAAGCCAAGAACCGCCCCATGTACATCATTTACCGCGACGGCTTCATGTTGCTGGTCATGGGCTATACGGGCAAGAAGGCCCTCGCGATCAAGCTGGCGTACATCGAGGCGTTCAACGCGATGGAGGAGGAGCTTGCCCGGAAGAACCGCCCTGCCCTGCCCGCCGACCCGTTCCCTTGCTCAGTCGATGAATGCCGCAGGCTCATGCGGGAGATTGACGATCTGTACGCCGGGAAGCGGAATGACCTTGAACACCTCAAGGAGAGGCTTGTAGAGGTGACGTTCAACGTCATGCACACCATGCTCAGAAAGTATCGGATTCCGTTCACTGCGGGCGGTGAGGGTCCCGGGCTGCATTCGACCATTCACCAATGCCTTTTCTCAATGCTGTGCGAGGGGTTTTCAATGCGCAGGCCCGGACTCTATGAGGGCTTTAATCCCGGCTGGCACCTTCTGGGCATCATGAGCCAGATCGAGAAGGGGATGCGCTCATGATCCGCACGCTCCTGCAAACTGGCGGCCCGCTGTTGGCGGCATTCATGGCCGGAATCATCGTAGAGGCGCTGAAAGGGCTGGTATAAACTTGACCAATCCCGAATGAATGGCTATTGAAAAAGGAAGGGCGGCGAGTGCGACCAACACCCACCGCCCGTGGGGCACGTCCCCCGGATTTCGAGAATCCAGTTTTAGCGCCCCGTAGGAACTGCAATTCCTACGGGGCAACTGCTTTTAGAGGTTCAGCAAGTGAACCACAACAGCCGCTATGACGTCAGCAAGCGCAAGCGCCGCGACGTCCCGGAGGAATTGCTTCATGGGGTTGCCTCCTTTCGGGAGGCGTGCCCCACAGCAGGTTTTCTATCCGTTCCCTATTCCCTTGTCAAAGAGCTCAGTAGTTCCCGGAAGCGAACATTCCAAGAAGGCCTTCCGCCTTTTTGCGCCCTTCCGGAGTCTGCCGCATGACGTCCCACGCATTTGCCGCCCCCTCCGCAGCGTAGTCCGTCCCGATGCTGATCACGGGGTCCGTGACCATTGCCAGCGCCTTTGCGCCGAGGCCGGCAGCCCCCACCGGAGCAACCGCGAGATCAATGGGGCTGTACACAGGTTGCTCAAGCGGCTTGTCGTCGATGTCCCGGAGCAAGCCGGACATTCCGGGCTGGTTCCACGGCGCGGCCTTGGCTTCATTAAGGTTGGCATACCCCGCCCCGAGCCCCCCGGAAATCGGCATGAACCGCTTGACCTGCGGTTCCTCATCTCTTCCAATGGCCCTGAGCATATCGAGCAATCCCTGTGCCTTCATCGCTACTCCTGCATCTGGGAAATGAGGTCGAGAAGGGAAGTACGCCCAGCCGTCATTGCCATACCCCGCCTGATGTCTTTCAACACCTTGCCAATCGCTGGAATTTCTTTTGGTTTCGCACGCCCGAGAAGTTCAAGCGCATAGTTGGGATCAAGCATGGCTTGCGTCAGGTAATCACGGACGGCACTGTCTGCACCACCGTAAACCCATTTTTGCAGTTTCTCGCCAATAATATTTCCAGGAATGCTGGCAGCGCGGGCAATGAGGTTATCCGTCAGAGTTTTCCCGGTCGGTCCCCCTGTGCGCCCCACATCTCCACCTAACGCGCGATCAAGAATGTGCTGTGTCGCAAGATTTTTCGCGGTTGCACTTCCCGAGGTGGACGCCAGCCTGTCCGCCCGTTGTGCCCGAGTAAGATCCGCGCGGACGTTGGAGAGTGAGGACAAATCCTGATCATCAAATGCCCCGGAAGAGATGAGGCGATCCCGGAAGGTTCCACCCTTGCGCCAATCAAAGAGATCGCTATTGATCAAGGCATTGGCGCGGAGATCTCCCGTTTTGGAAAGGGAAATAGCCGAATCAAGGCCTTGTTCCGCCGCTTCCGTAATATTGATATTGCGGAGCATGGCATTTAGATCTTTGCGGAGCCCAGGCACCTCATCAATGGCGTTCCGGTGCGCATACATCCAATTCTTCAACCCCTGAGACGTTGCCCGCCCCTTCCCCTTGCCTACCGCAGATTCGGCAGCCTGAGAGAGAGCATACCTTTTCAAATTTTCAACGGCTTGCGGATCACGCCCTACGCCGCGCATGAACGTTTGAATATCTTCCTTGGAACCTTCACCTGCGTGAAAATATCTTTTAGGAACAGAACTTTCTGGTCCGGAGTATGTCGCATTCAATCCCTTGTTGGGACCCTCCCTAAACGCACGGTTCATCTCACGGTTTGCGGACTTGGCTTCCCTGAATTTTTCAGCCTGTTCTGGAGAGAGTCCGGTATGTGCGGGAAGGTTTTCCGCAAGGTACTGATCCCGCAATGTAGCTATCTGCTGTTTGCGCGTCTGGGTTTGTGGCCCGAACCTGTCCACGATCATATTGACGAATTCGGTAGCGTCACGCGGCGCATAATCCGTTTCAAATCCGCCAGCCCGTGCGGAAACCATATCAGCGCCAAGCTGAGAAGGATCGAGCGTTCCGCTCTTGCGGATCAAGTTTGGATATGCAGCCTGCACATCATCGAATGAACGGCGCCCGAACAGGCGGACAAACTCGTCTTTATTAATGCCACGCTTGGCTATTTCGGCCATATCATCCCAAAAAGGGTCATTGCCTACCGCTTGTTCAGCGTACCGTGTCGCCTCTTTGTACAAAGGGCTACGGCTGTTGATTTGAGGGCGTTGTCCGCGCAGAGCCTCATTGTATGACATATCGTCAACGTAGCCGTCGAGAAAGCCTTTGATACGGTTAGCCATTGCCGCCTGTCGGTAATCTCCGGCCTTGGCATCATTAAATGCGGCCTCGCTGAGTGCGGAACGCCAATGATTGATTTCTGAAAAAGGGACTGCGCCTTCCGCGTCCATAGCTTCCCGCATGGCGTTTATTTGTCTTTGCGTCGCGCTGTCTGGTGAATGGACACGGTAACGCCCGAACATCTTATTGGCATATCTTTTAGCGTCATCAAGAATAGGCTGAACAAGAAAACGGGACGTCCCTTCCGGGTCAACAGACTCATAGGCCGGAGTCACAAACTGTTTTTTGAAAGCTGTTTCGCCAGCGTTTCTGGCTTCAAGAAGATCTTTTCCAACTTGCGAGGCATCCGTGGACATCGCCGTTCCGCTCAATTCAGAATCAATGCCCGCACGTAGTCCGGCTACACGAGGGTTTGCGCGGTTGTAGACGTCAGCAAGGGCTGCTTGCCTAGCCTGTTCCTGTTCGCCGTATCGGTTCGTAATTCTGCCGCCCTGCGTATCCGTATCTTTCAGGCTGCGCTCAAGAGCGGCGATGCCGGGATCTTCGGCAATCTGGCCCAATGTCGGAGCGCTTCCGGGGACAAGTTCGGAAGCGGGAATACGTTCCCGTATTGCCCGTTCAATACCTTCAGGCGTGGTCGCCATGCGGCGCAGCGTAGACCCGGCAATCTTTTTCTGTCCTGCGGATGAAAGTGCATCCAAGGCCGTAATCCCTGTTCCGATAGCGCGGCCAGCCACACGAAAAGGAGCCAAGACCGCGCCCGGCACAACGCCGCCCGCCAGAGCCGCCGCAAATTGTCCTCCCTCTCCTGCCCCTGACTGGCGCGCAACCTCAGAAGCAAGATTTGCCGAAGCATCACCCGCAACTTGCAAAGCTGGGGAAGCGGTCAAATATTTCGCAATACTAGGGGCAGCCTTTGCCCCTTGCATCACCGCACCCGTTCCGAGCATGGGAAGCGTTCCGGCTGCACCCTCAATAAACGCCCCGCGCATCCGTTCGGCATCCGTCTCCGGTTTCGCCAAGCCCATCCAGTCAGAAACGACGCGGCCCGGATCGCCAAGCCCAAGCGTTGCACCTTTTCCAAGCCCTTCTAAAACATTTCTGGTTCCAAGGCTGAGAGCACGTGCAGGATCATGCATCCCGATGGTGTCTTTGACGTTTTCCAAGAAACTTTTTTCACCTTGTTGCGGCTGATCTGGGGTAGATGCCGCTCCGAGATTCAAAGGTTCCCATCCGGAATCCCCAAGATAGAGCATATCACCCTTGTCGTTGCTAGCCGTTTGTAACTTTGTCCACTGTCCATCTTTCAGCCCGAGGACTTCTTTTGTCTGAGGATTATATGCCGTTCTCATTGCAGTACCGCCTAGTTATTAAGCACAAATCCGGGGGGAAGTTCAGGGACAGCAGGAGTTTTTTCACGTTTACCTCCTACAGCACCTCGGACAGACACGTTTCCATTCAACGCAGGTTTAGCATTAGGAAATTCCACTTGAATATCAGGCTTGCGGGCTGACGAAGGAAGCTTGCTCCCCATCATATCCAAACTGCTTGAAAACAAAGCATTCAGTCGAGTTATCTTGTCTTTGGCCACTTCTTCACTGTCCCACGGCCTTGGCATGTACATATCGCGATAGCTATTCAGCTCTTCTTTTGTGATAGCTGCGCCAGTCATTGCTCGGAGCCAAGCTTCAAGGGCTTGAGTAGCCTGTTTATCGTATTGTGCGGCATCAGTACCTGGAATCATTGACGCCAACGCAGTAGAACGCTTGAAATTTCCATTTTCATCAAAAAGACCACTCACAACATTTTTAAGCTGTTGTTGGGCTTGCAGTACACCTGCGGCTTTTGTGGCCTGATCAAAAGGAAGTCCTGTATTGACATTGACAGAAGATGCTCCTTTCTTCCTGTAGTCCATCAGCTCTTGAACGGAAGGATTCCTTCCAAGGATGATCGCAAGATTTGCAGCATCTCCACTAAGCTCAGGCTCTCCCTCATACGCTACATCAACGGTTCCATCAGGTTTTGTCCTGAGCAGGCGGTTACCAACTTTTTCATATTTAGGTCCTAGCTTGCTTGCCAGTTCAGCCCGTTTCATCTCCATGTCCATCTGTTGCTTACGCCGCACGTCCTGCGCCTGCTGCATCTGCCCGAGCCCCTGAATCATCCCAAGGCCCCCGGCACCGACCAACTCCCCAAGGCCCGGGGTGCGTCCGTTTCTGGGCCTGTTCGCGCTCAAAATGGACAGTCCAGCTAGGAGTGCCGCGCTTCCGGGGTCTTTCATGACCTGATCCCGGATGGAGGAGTATTCCCGCTCCTGTTCTTCAAAAGAGGGCTCACGCTTGCCGCCAAAGAACGATCCCGGAGCCGAGGCTGAAGTCGTGGAAGGGGTCCCGCCCTGTTGTGACTGCCCCTGTTTCTCTTGCTGTCCGTCAGTCCCCAATAGGCTGAGAAGGCCGCCAGTTTGTGCCAAATTCGGATTGCTTCCGAAAAACGATCCTGTAGGTTGCTGTGGCGCCTGAAAGCTCCCCGCTGTCGGCTGTTGCTGGTTCTGCTGTGCAAAAAGGATGTCCGCCGGAGTGAACCCCTGACCGAAATAGCCGCTTCCGAAAAATGCCATACGTCACCTCACAAGAGACCGAGAAGGCCGCCAATTCCTGACGCAGCAGCAATCCACGGGTTGCTTGCCCCCAACAATGAAGCTATACCGCCTCCCGCGAGAGCGCCTCCAGCAACATTACCCAGCGTGTTGCTCCCTCCGGATTGCTTCCCGGTGCTGGTACTGGTGCCGCCGTAGTTCCCCTGAATCAGCTGGTTGTAAGCGCTCAATGCACTCAATGGGCGCTGCGCGTTGTAATTGTACCGATCAATATCCGCATTGATCTTTTGCTGGTTGTAGTCGTCCATGATTCCGCCAGCCTCAGAGAGCGCAGCAGAGTCAGTATATGCCTGATTTCCCAATGACTGCGCCGCGTTCGCTCCAAGGATCTGTTGCCCGACCCCCTGGTTGTAGAGCTGGCCTGCTCCCTCCGCAGCAGAAAGGCGGCGGTTCTGATCAGAGTCATAGGCCTCGCCGTAAAGCTGTGTCGCTAGGTTATTCGCTGCATCTGCGGATGCGGCCTCATGTGCTCCAGATCCATACCTGCCCGCTTTGCTAAAATTGGCGTTCAAAGAGGCTTGTGCCTTATTATTCGCCCTGTTGTACATCGCATCAAGGTATGGGTTCGAATCCGATGCCGAAGCCATCTTGTTAAGCGTCTGCAACCCTTGGTTTCCAGAAATCCCGGAACCACTCATGATGTCCTGAATCGCATCCGTCGCGGAGTTGATAACCCCTGATCCATTCTGTGCCCTGTCCGCCTGCATCTGGAGCGCCTGTTGCGTCCACGGCGACTGATCGGCAACCGTCTGCCCCGGATAGTATTCAGGTGCAAGCTGACCGTTTTGATAAAGTTTGTTTGCTTCATAAAAAGTGCCAGCAATCGGAACGCCATTTATATGTATCCCGCCGACTAAATAGGGTTGCTGACCTTCCCAAGGATCGGCCTTCTGCACTGTCGTGGTGGAACCACCACTGCTACCTTTTCCACCGCCCATATCTTTCTCCTATACCTTGCACCATTCCATAGGTACGGTTTCGCGAGTGTAATATGTTGCTATTCCATCTTCATTTTTTCCGGATTCATTGAAAAAACACGCGCCTGGGATAATGCCAGCAGGTTGAGCCCCAAGCCTGTCGATAAAACGTACCGCCGAACGGTTGCAAAGTGGAGTCATCCCGAGAAGACGATCAAGTAAAAAGTCCTGCCCGTCATGCGCCCATAGCGCCGTCCCAAGGCAATATCTCCCAAATCCAAGCTGTACGGGGATCTTTTCTGCAGTGCGTTTTGCTTTCGTCGGAAGCTGGCCAAAATGGCAGTATGCCGTCTTTCCTTCATGCCCAGTAAGCCAGAAAATCCCCGCAATCTCATCCCGGAACAGGATCACCCACAAGTGCACGTCTTCGTCCCGACAGAACCGGGCAAAATCTTTCCCGTCCATTGGTGGCTTATTATAGAAAATATGCTGATCGCGGTCACATTCTACGAACCGTTCCCAGACCGATCCTAATTGCACATCGGAAAGCTCCGTCTTGTAGACGCGGGAAAATTCACCCATCATGCGCCCCCAAGAAGGTTTTTAAAATAGTCCGCCATCCCGCTTCCCTGCGGTCCGTTCATAAACGACATTCCTCCAAGGTTGTTAGGAGATTGCCCCGCAGGAATCCCGCCGAATTGAACCCCGTTCTCCAGATTGGGCAGTGCGGATATGGTCTTGTTTGCATCAAAGCTGAAATCACTCTGCCCGGCAGGATTCCCTTGCATGTTCTTGAGCATCCCAAGCAAGCCGCCTATCTGTGTAGGATCCATGGCTCCATTGTCCTGCATCTGCATGGGAGCTACACCACCGGGGATGGCGCCACCAGCACCCTGAGACGGAGCAGCCTGTGCCATAGGTGAACCAAACTGAAACTGAGGGCCGACATTACGCTGATACATAGATTTATCCTTGTTTGATTTGCCCGCCCGCGCCGAGAAGCGCCCACCCAAAACGGCAAGCCCCCGGAGCGGAGGAAAAAGTGAATGTCATTTCACCATTGAGCATGGATGAGAGCCACCACGACACGGCGGAAGCCTTGGCGTCGAGAGGAACAAGGGACGCCAGCTTCCCCGCCCCACAGCGGGCATCTCGAACCGTGACCACTGTCTCTCCTTCCGTTACGTCTACTACGCCAGTTGTGTACGTTTCCCCGCGCAGGGCCTCGTTCACTGCCTGTGCAATCTCAAGGATATGTATCGGCGTTGACTCTCCCGTAACCGTGCAGAATGCCATCATATACCCCCTTCCGGTTCCGCCATGACCTCACATCCCACAGCCGACAGCCAGTGCTTGCCGGAAGGGATACGGACCCGCGCGCGAAAATAGTTTGCGGAAAGATGTTGGTAGCAGACACCATCTCTGGACTGCCTGCTATATGTTCCAAAGCTTGGTATATCCCTTTGAAGGATGCGCCATACCGGGGCTGCTTCGGCGTCCCCCCGGTCAACAAGCGGGCGGATGCCGTGCATGAACACCCTTTGCCCGCCCGCTTCCGCCGTATCAATGACAGCTTCGAGGGCATCTCCAGAGAAGAGGGACAGCGTATGCTCAATGTCGAAGGCGGATATGCCGAGGCTTCCGTTCTTCAACGCCGAAGAATCCAAAGAGAACGGCACACCTTCAAGGCTTCCGTATACGTCAAGGTCTTCAAGCGTCATGCCCCGCGCATAGTCCTCAAAAAGAAATTCCGTGTTCAGCTTCGCATACGACCATTTATCTACGATATAGTTGTAGATGAGAAGCCGATTGTTGATATTCTGCGGGCACCCATTACTCGGGAAAGACCAGAATGCCACGCGGTTTTGCGCGTCCCATACTCCGCGGACTTCTTCAACCCTGTCCATATCGCAAGTATCGAAAAACCACTGGTCGATGCGTTCTGCACCTATGGCTCTCACACTTGATCCGTCCGTCGCATACCAGCCGTCAGAAGCCAGATAAATGCACGTCGTTTCACACACGATAGGAGAATAGGGAGCGAGCGCACCTCTCCGTCTGTCCACAACATTGAACTGAAAGACATATGGAGGACCTACGAACGTAGCCCGATGAACAGCCTCTTCCATGAAAATCAACCCGTCTACGCCGCCAACGCCGCCTACAATGGACTGTACATTGCCGCCCACCGGGAAAACTTGGACGTCCGATTGCTTGTACTGCGCGTCATTACTCCCCGGCGCTGGCCATGCATCGGGATCGTCAATGCCTGACCACCGGATTGCGTTTCCCTGACCCGACAGTTTGCCGAGCACAAGAAAATCCTTGATAATTCCGAGCCTAGCGGCAGCCGGAGCATCTTTGACGGCAGAAAAATCCTGCACAGCCCCGGAAACTTCCGCTTTCAGCAAAATCGTCCCGTACAGCGCATAGATAACGTCCCCGTAGCTCACAAACTCCCGGTTTGAAGACAATGCCACCCCCGAGTGTTTTTGCGCCCATTCCGCGCCGTCGAGCGAAAAAATCCCATGCTCAGTACTCGCCACGGTAATCAGCCCACCCGAAAGATCTTTCATGCTAAATGCGCCAAGTACGCTTGAAGAAAGCGCGGGTTTCGCCATCTTCGCCAACCCCGGCATACAGCGGTAGCCGCGCTTCCCCGGAATGACGTTCTGGGCGTCGAGCGCCTGTTGTCCGCCGTACGCGGGCTGATCTGGCTCCCATGCGGCAAATTCGATCCTTGTCATGTTTATGGCCATTGTACGATCCCCCGCCATTTTGTGGGATGTGCACCAGAAATTGGAATCCATCCCCACTCCGTCTCATCATGAAGAGTTTTCCAATCTCTCCTTTCCCGTGCCTCATCTTTCCAATTATGACCTTTGATCGAAGGAATTGCCGTTTCTGAAGTGTTCGCAACAACTTCTCCTGAAGTACATCTTGCCCGCAATAACAGCAGGCTGTTTACACTCGAAACAGCATAAGCAGGAGCAGCAAGAAGGCGCACACGGCGCGGGCCTTCCGTCTCTGTAGCCTGCGCATAAGCCGATCCGGAAATGGGGCGGATACGGAAAACGGTTCCTTCCTCTCCTGACATCGCAAAGGTGATGCCCGCGAGAGAGAGCCCGCGAACAACGGAAACATGTTCAGAACATACCGCTGTCGCTTCACCTTTTGGAAACATGATTACGGAAATGGAGCCCGTCTCTTTTGCTGTTGCCCTTGTTATCCCGGAAAAGAGGCGTATGCGCTTGAAAAGCGTCGCGGCCTGTGTCGTCCTTGCCGCTTCCGTTACCCGGATTCCATACACACCGATTGTCAGCCAGCGGGGGTCATCAAGCGACCACAGCAGTGAATCGAGATCCCCCCATTCACCCGTTGATTCGAGCGTCTGGGGAGGAGGGGAAATGGCATAGAACGATGACATATCAACTCAGTCTATGTTGAGGGCAACGCTTCCGGCTTCAAATCGTACAATATCACTAGGGGATATTTCTTTCGGATTTGTAATATCCCCATACCAGATCATGTTCCCCCCGCTTGCGGCAGTGAACAACGCCCATGCAACGATGGTTCCCCACAACGCCGTGGCAACGGGGAACTCAATAGCCGATGCGCTTTTGAGGCTTCCATTTGATGGCGTGCCGAACGTTATAACCTGCCGCGCGTACGCCCCGCCGGAAACCTCATTTCCTCCCCCGGCTTCTCCCGGAGTGGATGTAAATAGCCCCAAATAGTATGTTCCTCCCGCCTTGAAGGCGTTCAGCATCCAGTTTTCGCCGTAGTCCGTCAGGCTCATCATATCCTCCGAATCGGCGCCATAGCGACGTTTGACGTGAAGCGTGCTCGCTGTTCCTGTTCCTCAACCTTCTGTTTTGCCGCCGAATAGTATTGCGTCCACATCTCTACCGGAGCGGAACCCCGCGTATACGGGCCTGCTTCAACGAGGGCAGCGTACAAGTAGAGATCGGGGCAGGTAATCAACACTTCATTATCAGGCTGTTCGGCAGAGAGTGGCGGGATCTCAGCGTAGTATGTCAGTATCAGCTTACCGTCAGCATCGGCGGCCGGAACAAGGAACAGATCCCGCCCGATGATCGTGTACTGTCGGGGAAGCCCCCGCACCGCTGATTTGACCGCGTACAAATCAGGCGGCATGTACGTGAGGTTGACCGGGGAATTGGACATCCACACAAGATCCCGCATTTCCATGAACACGTCCCAATCCCCGGCTTTCCGCTTCCACGGGAGGGGGACAGCCGTTTGCCCGGCCTGCACTTCAGTTGTGGCCCTGCGTTCCATGACGCGCATCCGAACCTCACGATTCAGCCTGAGTTCAGCAAGCTGGATAAACAGCGGGATCTTGTCGTCCAGATCTCCGCGCCCGAGATACTCTCTCACGGCTTCTTTCAGCCCGTCATAGGAACGCAGATCCATCACACCCTCTCCAAGGTCGTGCGAAACGCCCGGTTTTCGGGGTCGTTCAGGAAGTGCCGCATAGCCTCAGGATCGCCGAGCAGATCAAGCCCCTGTGCCGCAGCAATATCAACGGCGGCTACCGGGATGCTGGCAACCTTGCGGAACGTGGGGGCGATGCGGAACCCGTGGAGCCTGTCGCCATTCCTCTCCGCCGCGTTCAATTCGAGAATGTCCGTGACTTCTTGTTCCCTCGTGATAATGTGTCCACCATGAAAACGGTCGACGACACCATCATTACGCCATTCGAGGACGTCCCCATTCCCCACCCGTTCAGTCAGATTCACTGCCATCGGAACCCCGTACAATTTCGGCAAAGCCTTTTTCTATGAAAGGCATGGCCTCTTTCTCCGGCATCTTGAGTTCTTCCCCTCGGTTACGGGGGAAACCGTCAAACCAAGGCTGACGGTCGGTTGTGATGCGGATCGTGATATGCTTCTGTCTTGCCATAGTTACCCCTGAGCGGGGTTTCCCCCGCCGCTCATCATGCCGTGGCCGAAAGGTCAGCAATCATACCGGAAGAGGCAGGATTGCGCGCTTCAAGGGTGCATTCAACAATGATCTGGCCCTTCTTGCTGTCGCCAGTGACAGCGAGTTCCTTGGTGCTGAACCCTCGCAGATACGCCACCTTCCAGTATTCAGGGTCAAGGATAAATGCCGCTTTTTTGGAATAGGGCTCATATGCCTGTACGCGGTTCGGAATAATTTTGAGCGTGTCGAAATCGGAAACGTAGACGTCGATAACCGCCGTGGCTTTTTTCTTCTCCACGTTTTCCATCCGCGTGGCGCCACCGTTCAGAATTTCGGACATTTTCACGCGAAGATCAGGGGCAACCATGATTCGATCAGGATTCCCGCCAGAGGTGTAGATACCTGTCAATACGGTCTTCAACAGCTCTTCAGTGAAGGCCCGCGCCGTTCCAGCAGTCGCGACTGCGCTGGATGTAGCAGCAGCACCGGAAGCACCCAGACTGATATTCGAGGTTTCAGTCATCCAGCAAGGCAGCCCGCGCATCGTACGACCTTGGTTCGTGCCGTTGTCGTTTCCCTCGATCTGGTTGCTCAACAGAGCGAGTTCGAGGTCTTTTTTGATTTCCTTCATGCGCTGGGCAAGCTGATAGTTGTACTGCTTGCTCACGCCTGCCTGTTTTACGGCCTGCGCCGTGCCCGAGACGCTGATGTTTTTGCTGAGGATCTGCGTTTTGTTCGTCAGCTCAGTAGTATTGCTTGCCTCGAAATTTTTGGCGTCGTCACCTTCGAGCTGTGCATTTTTGGCCGGAGCGTTCAGTACATCCGTCTGCCATTCGTGCAGTGTTTGAGACGCGGAACTCTTCCCGCTCATCGTGAGAAAGGGGGTGTCCGTAGGGGAGATGTCGAAGATCATGTTCATCAAGTCGCGAGGCTTACCGTTGATGCTCGCGTCCTTGAGCTGACCGCTTACTTTTGCCATAGTGCCCTCCTTTAGGCTTCGGCTTCAAGCATGGCGACGATTGCGTCGGTGCTGTTGGGGTTTTTGTTGAGCAGAGCGCGCGCCGCACGTACACGATCCGCGCTTCCGTTGTCACCTGCGGGGCGCCCCTTGGGTGGCTGAACCTTCGGGGATTCGGCAAGCTTCTTTGCCGCCGCCTTCCTCGCTTCCTGCATCTTGTCATAGAGCATGGCCTTGGTGATCGCCTTGAGTTCGTAGCCCTTGGTGATCTGTCCAAAGACACCTTCCGGTACGCCCTGAGCCCTCATCCAGCCCGTGACTTCAGACAGGTACTTTTTGGGCTCGAACCCATCCCCGTATATGGCTTTGACTTCGGGAATGGCTTTTTCGAACTCGGTCCTGAGCTCCGCAGCACTCCGCTGCGCCGCCTGTTCCTGTGCATGTTGCTGTGCCTTGATCACGTTCTGGTGCAGTTGTTGGATGCCTTCCATGCGCATTTTACGTTCAGCATCCAGAGCAAGGAACGTCTGCGGGTCTTCGCGCTGGAGCTTCAACCAGTCTACTCCGGCGAACTCGCCGTTCACGACATCGTGTACAATACGCAGCGCCGTCTGGAGTTCCGAGGATACGGACTGCTCATACAGTGTCTTTTCCTGTACAGCCCGATCGCGTTCAGCCGTCCGGGAGGAAATAGCCTCAGCATACGCACGCTCGCGCTCCGTTACGCATTTACGGGCATCCGGAGGAAGCGCCTTAAAGACTTCTCCGTCCCATCCTTCCGGGACATCCTCCGCTTCCGGTTCGGGTTGCTCTTCGGGCTCTTCCGGTTCCTCTTCTTGCGGGCGTGTGCCGTCCTCTTCCTGCTGTTCTTCCGTGCCTTCCCCCTCTTCCTGCTGTTCTTCCGCGTCATCCCCATCAAGAAGCGCGGCGATCTCGTCGACGCTTTCAAGAGATGAGGATTCTGGCTCTTGAAGTTCCATTCCGCCACCGTTCACATGTTCTTCCATCATATGCCTCTCAGAGCTTTAAGCGTACGCCGGAAAAGGCCGTCGCTTTGTTCTTTCAGTGCCTGCGCTTCCATTTCCGAAAATAATTCCCGCCGCACTTCAGCAAGACACTGTTGTTTCAGCCATAGCTTTGTGCGCTCCGCTTCATCATCCGCCGCCCGCCAGCTTTTGACGATCCTCTCATCAATAGTTCCAAACAGTTCGGAGAAAAGAGAAGATTCGAGTATGCGTTTCGCCTCGTGCGCCCGCTGTTCCTGTTCGTCCATCACACCCCCCGCAGGTTTGTCAGTTCCGGCCCGCGTTCGCCCATCATGAGCCGTGTGGCATCAAGTTCCTTTTCGCCTTGAAGCTCCATCGCCTTCAACGCAAGCTGACCTTCCACTTTCTGTCGTTCCAGAGCGGTTTTTGCCTGAGTTTCATAGGCCTTCCGCTGGGCTTCAGTTTGAGCTTTTTGGGCATCGAGTTGTTGTTTCGCCTGCGCCTTCTGTTGCTCAAGCTGGAGCTTCTGCGCTTCAGGTGAAGGCTGTTCCGGAGCGTTCATGATCGCCTGTTCCGCTTGTGCAGCCTGTTCCTCTGTACCGAAGAACCGCTCAGGAGCTTCAAGACCAGCAGCCTCAGCCATCTTATGACAGGTGTAGATCAGGTTTGTGAGCCGTACCGGGCTATTCTTGCCAAGCTGTGTGATCATCTGCTGTTGTATGCCAAGAATGCCCTGGTACGTCGCCACGAGCCGCTGGCGGTTCCCTGTCCCAAGGCCAACGGCTACTGAGATATCCATGTCGGGGTCCCATCGGCGCGGATCAAAGTCCATGAAGCGGCCTTTCAGCCGTATCTGTACTGGCTTATCGTGGTACTTGTGGACGAGGTGCAGGACGTACCGTCCCAAAGGCTTAAAGAACATCTCGGCAAAGACGCGGGCGATAAGCTCAAGCCGCTGGTTCACGGCCTCATCCATGATCGAGGCCCCGGTAGCGGTATTTTGGAGCGTATCGGCTTGGATTGACTGCGTACGAGAACTGATCCCCGTCCGGCGTTCAGTCATACCGTCGGCAAGTTCAAGTCCTTGCAGTGCTTCTCCTGAAGATGTGACGACAGGAAGTGGTGTGATCTCAGCATCACCTTTTGCGCGGATGACGTTCCCTGGACCGCGAGATAAGAGAGAATCCATGTCGATCTCCCCACCTCCGGCCCCTGTCCTTACGACGATTTCAGCCTGATTCGAGAAAGCGAGGCCATCAAGATATTGCCGCGTCATCTCAGTCTTGAGCGACTGAAGATCCATGACCAGATCGCCAAGGCACAGCCCAACAGCCGCATGAGGCAGAGGCAGGGAACAGGCATTGAAGAGCGGAGCGCGGTACAGCGGCCACTCTTCGAAATTCAGCACGACAATGTTGTTGTCATCCCCGCAGTACGTAACCTTGACTTTTTCGGCGATTCCGTCGCCGTTCAGATCGCATTCAGTCCACGCCTCCCAGATCTTGAAGCGCTTGAGCGCATCCGTACCTTCCGGGGCATCGGTACTGCTGGCATTAACTTCCCGAGTCACCCGCGTTTCCGGCATTTCATCATCTCCGGATTCCATGGGCAGTTCGTCAATAAGAACCTGTGAGTATCCCTCTTTTCTCAGATCAGAGGCCGTCTTGATTTCCCAGTGCGCGACGAACCGTGCAGACTCCACATCGGCGGCATCTTCGGAGATGATGACCCTTTCCGAAGGAATGGGATCGATCCGTATCTCCCGCTCTTCCCGCGTCGTCCGAAGTGTCAGATCAAAGAGTGTTCCGAACTGCGGATCGGGATAGCTGACGCTCTCGACCTCTTCCGGGCTAGAAATTCCAGATTGAGAGATAAGCGCTATGGCTTCCTGCTCAGTCAGCCCGGTGTACTGATCGACTTGCTGTTTCTCTTTCTTCGGAGCGTGAGCGATGCACCAGCCGACCCGCTGATAAAGGCCATCCGCCAATACGTTGTGGATAATCTGGAACATCCGACGCCCAAAGACGACCTGATTGATGTAGACTGTGGCATCTTCAGCCGCCTGTTCCTCTTCCGGCGACCTTGGGTCGAACCGTACGATCTCTTCGTTACCGAAGACCCTAAAAAGTCCAGGCTTCGCCCACTCGATCGTCTCCATCATCGTCCGGTCTACGTATGTAGAGAGGCCACGCCCGGCGCGTTCTTTGTCTACTCCATAGCCATACCCGAGATATGCCTCTTTCAGATCGGTACGAGCGCGGGATAGTTCCCCGCCATCAGTTCCGATGCAATGTTTCGACTCACGCGATACGATTGCCCGGATGCGCTCTTTCATCCCTTTGGAATATGACATCAGCACACCCTCAAATTTGTTCTAGACAACGGCTTGAATCCGGTATCCGGCTTTCTGTATCCAACCGCAGCATACCGGAAAGCGTCCGCTCCGTGGCTTGTCCAGTCATGCAGCGGATGCTCTTTGAAGCACCCGCGCACCTCGTCGAACTCACGCTGATATGCCCAAAGGCTTTGGAGGCCCTGCCCGCATTTGTCGCGGTCGAACCATGCGGCCCCGATAACCTGCCGTGCGCCTTCAATCCCATCAGCTACGGGAAGCTGTGGGGCCGTGGTAAAGTTGATACCCATTCCTCGCGCGGTTTCTATTCGGCTCTTGCCCGTCCCGAGTTCGCGCACAGCAAGATCATGCGGCCCGATGTGCGCGCCGTAGCGATAGCCTTTCTTCGCCAGCACTTCCGCATAGTGCGCCAACCCTTCTCCGCTGGCCTCGTAGTAGTCGACAAAGCGCCATTCTCCGAAATTTCCTGACGGAAGGAACTGGAAGAACCAGATCGCGGTGGAGTCCGCCACGCCCAAGTCCCACGCCGTGTTGACCAAAAGGTTCGGCTCAACGGGAATCTTTCCGATCCGCCCATCTTCATCGGCTTTCTGAAGCAGCCGCCCGTAGTACGATCCTGCAGCGACAAGCACTGGGTTCCCTTCCCACACGTGATCGTACTTGTCCGGATCCGTCGCCTTGCAGTGCTCCATCTCTGCCCGTAGCACATCGGGGAACCAAGGATTGTCGCGCCACCCTACTTTCCTGACAAAGCTGTCAGGTGGCGGGGTCTTCACGATAAAGCGTTGCCAGACAATCGAATTTACGCGATCTGGATTGAAGCTCATCCAGATTTCCGATCCCGCCGTCCGCATCGTCGGGATGAGCAGATCAAGGCTACGCTCGCTCACCGTCTCAGCTTCTTCGATCCAGCAATGCGTAATGCCCTCAAAAGATTTCAAGCGTTCAGGAGACATACGCAAACCAGAGAAGATAAAAAGAGAGCCGTTCACTCCCCGAATTTCGTTGTCCGTCGAGCGATAGAAGCCGGAAAGCCCAAGCCGTCCGATCTCGTCATCAAGAAGTCGCTTTACTGAATCACGTATGGAGTTCTGCACCTCGCGGGCACACAAGCACCGTATTGCCCGCTGAGTACCGATAAGCAGCAAAGCCCGCGCAAAACTCCGGCTCTTCGCCCCGCCCCGTCCGCCATAAAAGACTTTATAGCGATGTGGCTTGAAGAGTTCGGAAAAAGCTACAGGCAAAGGTGCATCGATCATTTCGGCTCCACAAAGCTAACAACGATTTCAGAAGAAACCGCAGAACCGTCAGGCCCGGAAAGCTCCTGCTTATCCACAGGCTTCTCGCCTACGGTATCACGTACCCAATCCGCAGCGGGCTTATCTCCAGCGGCGGCTTTCATGATCATCCCTTTGCAGATAGCAAGACGCGGGCTGAGGCTTTCAAGCTCTTCCATCGGAGTGTCGAGAATAGCTTTGAGCGTGGCTTCAAAGCTCTTTCTCTCACGCCGAGCAGCAGCAGAAGCGATGCCTCCAGCGCGGCCCCGTATCTTTGCTTCCTCTTTGGTACGAACCGGCTTTAAATCTTCTCTTGCCATGCTCACAACTCCCACTTTATCCACGGGATAATTGCCCGTGCCATCTTTCTCAAAACGTAATCTGTTCCGAGCGAAAGCTCTTCATTCTTGAACCGCACAACACGAACTATGTTCACGTGCCGCTTGAGCAATTCCCTCGTTCTAGCTTCATCCTTTGCGGACTGTTCAGTCGTGTTATGATAGCCACCGTCGATTTCAACGACTGTCGCATAATCGGGGAGGAAAAAATCTACGATTGAAAACGTATTCCCCATCTTAAAAATATTCTGAAATTTGTATTTGATACCAGCATTAATCAGAATGTCTGCAAAAGCTTTTTCTGAATCAGTCGCCTTGGCGGTGAGTTCTGACTTGAATTCACGCGCTACAGTTTTGAGCTTTTTCTTGCCTTTTCCCTCAAAAACCTTGCGTGACCTCGTTTTTCCTCTTCTTCCGGCCTCGTGCTCAGTGTCGTGTCGAGCACCCAAAGCGGAACCTGAGTTCCGGTCTGATCGGAAGCTGGCTTCCGCTCCACTCTTCCACTCTCTTTCCAGAGCGGTATCAGTATCGCAGCGCGTCCCGTCCTCTGAGACGTAAAGACGGCGGCGTCTACGAGGTTCGCTATCGCTTTTCTTACTGTCCTGTCCGATACCCCGCATTCCTCTGCTATCGTCTTTTGCCGAACCCTGATCTTCCCGGTTTTCCTGTCCATGTGCAGGGCAAGGACCATGCCCACGAGCTTGTCTGTGGGTTGGAGTTCCGTTTGCAAAATCGCCCTTTGAACGCTGTATGTATCCATTCATGCCAATCTACCCTTTGGCCTACCGGTAACCTTGGGAAAGGGGAGGTAGCTTCCCCCTTTCGGCTGGCCTGCCTATCCCAAGGAAATTTTCAGTTCCAAAAGACTTTGCTGATAACCGCACCAAGGGCGGAACACATGATACCAAGGATTGCGTATGCACCCGTCCTTTGATCCCTTTCAGCTTCAAGCGATGCTACGCGGGCGGGAATATTCAGTTCATGTTCAGATGCAAGGAGCGTTTCGATACGCACAAGACGCTCCCTGATTTCCTTGTCGGTACACTCGGGACAAGTTGTTCCGGCGACCATGCTCACCTTCCTGATTGCTCAACATCGTAAATCCATTGCGCCAGCGTTGCTGCATCACGTTCATCGATCCACCACCCCCTCACCCCGTCCAGAATCACGATCCGTTGGCTTGTCAGAGTAGGCGTGGACGGGATCGGAAGGCTTGCCCCCGGTCTGCTGCATGAGCACGCGCAGAGGGTCATCACGCAAAGAATCACGGAAAGCCTGAGCCCGATCCGCATCCAGCTTTTCAAGCCAGCGGTAGCCGAGCGAGAGGAGGAGAGCGATGACTTCAACGACACGGGACACGCTCACGCCTTCTTTTCTTCTTCGGCATCAGAATTTTTGCGGTTATTGCGCCATGCGGAAATGGCGGCGACAACCGCCCCACCCACCGTAGCAATGGCAGAAATGCCGTTGACGATAGCGGCTTGCGTATCGCCGGACACATCGATGCCGAAGATGCTGAGAAGCCCGGCAAGGGCAGTTACAAGCCCCGCCCAAAAGGTTTTTGTCGTGGTCATCACTTCACCCCCTCGTACTGAAAGTGCGGCATATCGACGAAAGACTTCCAAGAGCCGCCCCATGTGATGCGGATGCCGAGCGTATCGGCGGCGGACTGCATAGCGTAAGCGATGCCCCGGAAAGCCTCTTCCGGCGCTTCTACTTGTACTGAGCCGTCAAAGTAGGGATAGAGATCCACGGCATGACCAAAACCGTCGTCTTGCTTGAGATGACGGGAGTTCATGGTCTGAGATACGCCCTTGGCGACGTTCTGACGCTGTGTCTCAATGTCCCGCAGCCCTTCCACCACGGTAAAGTCCACGACGCTCTGAGAGAGCGCCAGCCCAACCACGGCGATCAGATTCGGGTGCACCCCGGAAAGGTTGCGGAGGGATCTGGTGGAAAAATGGAAATTGCCCATAAAAAACGCTCCTGACTTTTGCCGGGAGCGTAACATATTTTTCGATATAATGTACTAAGAAAATGTGCAATTCTGTGCAGTTTTGTGCAATTCTGTGCAGTTTTGTGCGACTCCTGAAAACTTTTTTTCAAGATTGGCCTTGTGAAGATCTAGCTCTTCTGCGTAAGCCCACACCGCGCCATGCCGTCGAGCAGAATAAACAGGAAAATCGTACTTGATAATTGTTTCCCGGCACATGATCAGGTGGTCTTTAATCGCCTTCCACCCACGAAGCTCTTTTTTCATCACATCACCCCCACGATTTTCAGAGCGTCCTCAACGCTTTCGACCACAGCCACATGCCCGCGCCAAGAAGCGTGAAAGGCTTCCTCATCCGGCGTCAGGCGTCGCTTGCACGGCGGCTTGGAGCCGTCTTTGACTTCAAGAAAGAGATTGCGGCCCCGGAACCCCACAGCGAGATCCGGGAAGCCTTTGCCGACCCCTGCGAGTGACCAGACAGAGCACCCAACACGCCGGAGAGCTTCCACGATCTGGCCTTGGTTGTCGTCCACGCGCGCAGCTCTACGCATTCTCATTCCCTCCCCGGCTTCTGAAACTTTCCCACGTAAAGGCCAGCACAGCCCCGCCATTCTCGCGCATCCGGTCGATCACCCTGTCCCCCACGTATCCGGCGATCTCCTTTGCCGTGAGGTTCGATACGAGGATCGTTGGCTTCATGGCTTCATAGCGCCCGTTCATGACTTCCCAGAGCGCGAGGCGCTCTGTATCCGTCCCGTACTGCATACCAACCTCGTCAAGTACAAGCAGATCCGGAGCGATATACCGGGCAAAAACGTCCCGCTCAGTCTCCGAAGAACGCCCGTAGGTGTCTTTCACTTCCCCGGCGAGACGGTAGACGGTGGCGTACTTTGCGGACATGCCCCGCTCGATCACGGACTTGGCGATGATGCACGCAAGCATGGTTTTCCCCGTTCCCGGTGCCCCGGTAAAAATCATGCTGCGCCCAAGCGCGGCATGTTCCGGGAACCTCCCCGCATAGGCCCGGCAGATCTCAAGCACCTTGCCACGAGCTTTTGCGTACTCGGAACAGGCATCTTGCACGACGTATCCCGAAAAATCGGACTCGGAGAAACGCGGGGGGATGCCGCAAACAAGAAAACGGTTCCTGCGCCGCTGTTCAGCCATCATTGCCGCTTCCGGTGCCGGTATCGGCATAGGACGCCTAGACCCACGTAACGCTCTCGTCTCCACGGTACTCTCTCCTTTCGCCGCTGTTCTCAAAACCGCCTTGCCTGCTCACCCCTTGCCTCGCCCACGTTCCTCCAGCGACAGGCGAAGCGCGTTGACCGCCAACTTGATTCTGTGCCCTGTCCAACCACGAGTTGAGAAAACGCCGGATACCGTTCTTCGTTTTCTGCTTCCGGGGATTGCTCAGGCACCACGCCCTGACCTGTGCAAGCTCACCAGCCACGTCTACCCCGGGATAAGCGGCAGCGTACTCGCTGACCAAAGATGCGGGGACCGGAAACTCAGAACCGTCAGCAAGCGGAATCATGGCTACAGGCGGCTCTTGTTCGTCGGCAGGTTCCGGCGCGGAGGATGCGCCAGCATCGCTCTGCGCAAGATACGAAGTATCTGTCTTTATATTTTCTTTCTTTCTTTCATTCTTGTTTGTGGTTAGGTGCTGGTTAGGTGCTGGTTGATTGCTGGTTAGGTGCTGGTTAGTTTGTTGGTTAGGTGCTGGTTGCTCGTCTTGATATCTATCCCAATTTACAAAAGAAATGACAGTGCATTTGTTGGTTGACTTGCTGGTTACAATTTCGAGTTTTTCGAGGAGTTTTAGCGCCGTCCTGATCGACTGTTCACCGACGCAAAGATCATCTGCAGCCTTGGAGCGGCCAAAGATCACGTCACCAGGCTGGAGGTCAAAAACCATCCCGCCCACGAGCTGACGATGCGCCCGATGCGTTGCCTTAAGCAGCAAATATCCGAAGAGTTGCCATGCCGTAGGATTTTTGAGCAACCCACTGTCTAGGCATTTCCGCCAAAGCTTGACATATCCCTGTTCCATAGGTATCCTGTCTTTGTCATTTGGTTATTTTGGTGTTTGGCCCCCTGTTCCCGCAGAGGGCCTTTTCTTTTGCCTCAAGCTCTACCGTCACCATGTCCGGCCTCTTCTCGCAGTACAGGCGGCAGAAGTTCACGTCTTTGACGAACCCGTTTCGAGACGTCCACGCCGGGACCCCGTACTCTTTCGAACAGTCCGCAAAGCACAGGACGCGCCGCCCGTCGCGGTGAAGCCGACCCAAGCGGCACGGACCTGTTATACCCATGCCTGCCCCATAACTTGGTATTCCTGGATACCACCCGTTTCAGATTCACTGCAGAGCTTTCCCCAACAATCTGAACACCTGTAATTATTTGTGGGCTTCCCGCAGTCATGGCACTTACGCTTGAAAAGTGTTGACTGATTGCTCTGTGGATGAGCTTCAAGCCATTCTTCGCGACTCACCCCGGCTCTGAAAGCATACCCACAAGCCTTGTCACAAAAAGCTGCATTCCCTTTCGCTGGAAATTCTTTCCCGCAGCACTTGCACTTTTGGGGCCCTCGCGTCTGTGCGGCCTTATCTTTGCATTCCTTCGAGCAGTACCTTGCCGAATGCTCGCGGCTGGGAGTCACCTCAAACATCCGACCGCACTGTTGGCAAATCAGGATCGGCATTCTCCCTTCCTCCCTTCATGCTGCACAGCCGTCTCCGTTTCCATCAGGTCAATGATCAGGGCCCCCAACAGCTTTGCCCGCACCTTCTGCGGCGCATTCCTACGTATGGCCCTTTGCAGGTCTGCAAGACGCTCCACATCATCGAGCTGTTCGCCTTCCACGCCCTTGTCAGGTTCCGCACACATCGGAAGAAGCGAAAATCCGAGATCCGCCGCAAGAAGCTGGAGGGCGGACACGTCGCCCGTCTGATGCATGATGAACGCGGCCTGTTCCAGCCCGAGCTTGACGGACGTGCGGTCGGCGTAGGGATTGAGGACATTGCCGAGACTCGACGGAGCCATATCCATTTCCGCCGCCATTGCCCGGACGCCGCCGGGATACTTCTTCACCGCCGTCTGTACGGCTTCGATAACGTGTTCAAGTGTGGGGATTGTCATCATTTCACCGTTCATCCTGTTTGTGTGCCGCCCTATTCTGGAGGGCATGGAACTTGTTCACCTGCTCATCACCCGACGCGGCCCCATGTGGCGCGTCCGCATCCTGATCCCCGGCCAACCGCGCCCATACTGGCGGGCGTACCGCGTCGCGGAGTACCCCACTCCGGAGGCTGTGGTCAGGCGGTGCGCTGAGGGTCTAGCGCGCCGGGGAAAAGATGAAGGCCACAACGACAACGATGCCGATAGCAATGAGCACGTCAAACATGAAGGACCTCTTCTTGTTCGTTGGGAGTTTCAACCTCAGATATGGGCGTAGGCGTGAGCGTGTAGCCGCAAGCCTCCAACATCTTCAAAACTTTTGGATACCCAACCTGCTTTTTTTCAAGCATTACATAATAATAAGTTGAAGGGCTGACCCCAGCCAGATTTGAGAAGGCTTGAACGCTGAGGCCTTTCCGCTCACGAAAACTCTTGATGACTGACTGAATGGTACTCATGTGCGTATTGTGTGACATATAATGCAAAAAAGCAAGATCTATCCGACATATTCTAGTGTGCCATCGCACGCAGTCAGGTATCCTGATTGAGAGGAGGATATATGAATACGACAAAAAGAAGGCAATCTATTGAAATAAATAATAAAACATACAATAGATTCCTTAAATTCATAGAAGAAGAAATGGAAAGAAGAGGGTGCTCCCAAAATAAAATGGGTGAAACACTCGGCGTAACAGGAACAACTCTTGGCGAGAAGTTAAGAAAGATAAATAGACTTTTTGCCGATGATATGTGTGAATGGATGGAGATCTTAGGTATAAAAATATTCTATCCCGGAGAAGAACCTCCAATTACCTCAGATGGAAACATTCAAGAACTTGAAGAAAAAATAAAAATATTAAAAAGAGAAAATGAACTTTTAAATGATCTTTGCAAAGAAAGACTTTTACGACTCCAACAATATGAACATATTTATGATAATAACGACAAACATAATGTATGAATTATAATTCAATAACAAAAAACAATACTAAAAAGGCCATATATGGCCTTTTTTAATTACTAATTTACATTATAATGTATATAATAAATATATAATTGTTTATCTAATAGATCATCAATCAAAATAAGTAGTATTACAAAATCTCCACATCTTTAAAGGAGATTAAAAGATGGAAAAGCGCGAATCTATAGAAAAAGAAGAACAAAAAACTATCAATATCGTCTGTAAAACATTTCAAACTTCTTTATCAGAAGTTTATCCTTTCATCTTTAATAGAATCGCGTTCTCCAACCTTTCCCCTGAACAGAAAGAAGCAGCATTTGCCCATTCGTTCAGCTTACTGAAAAAATATATTCTCTATTACGGAGACAATATTACAGATGCAGATCCATTTAAATACCTAGATTCAATAGGATGCTAGAACAGTAAGCCCCGAATCGGGGCTTATTTTTTTGACCTTTTTGAGTGACATATCACTCAAAACAACTTGACTTGTTGAGTGACATATCACATACTGTCTTCACGACGAACGGAGAAGGCGAACACAGCGCGGCAAATGCCCGCTGAAAGCTGAAACCGGACGGAGGAAGCCCCAACAAAGTACGAGCTCGGCAAGCGCAAGCCTTTGGGAGCGGGAAGCACGCGACGGCAGGAAATGGGGTGATGGTGAAGACAGGCCGCGAAGGGACGGCGGGACGGAAAAGCGCGTGAGCAGCGTGCAGGATGAGCAATCCACCGACAAAGACGGGGGCCGAGCCGACCAACAGGGCCCACGGTTACGACACAGGGATCGGGCCGTGAAACGTGATGAATGAAAATTTTCTTTCCGGGCGGTCAGTTGACCTTTCGACAATTCACCGCCCCGCATGAGAGGCGCAGCGACAATGCGCGTTGCGCCGAACCATGCGTTGAGATGTGCCGCATGGGAGCGCGCCCCGGCGGGGATTGGCCCCGTCGGGTGCTTGCCTTGAATCATCGAAGCCCGGACACGCGCCGGGCTTTTTCATTGGTTCTGGGACTCCGGAACGAATTTCAAAACAGAGGAGAATAGCCATGATGCAGTTCATCGTAATTTCGCATTCGGAAAGCGGCCCATTGGTTGAGGAGTTCGAGACGAAGGCAAAGGCGGTAGACTTCGCGGAGGCTGTAGCCAGTGATGGTATGCCATCGACCATACTCATGAGAATTTCCGAGATTCCCGCAGTTTTGCCAGGACGCGAAGACTTCGGCGTTCTCCCCGGCATCGACTTCCCCGCAACACTCCACCACGCTTGGTAAAGCACCTAGCCCCGCACTTGCCCCGGATTTCCGGGGCAGGAAAAGGGATTGGGACGCCGATCCAGACTTCAACACAGGAGAAAAAGGTATGACTATGACAATATCTCACGCAGACGACTTTACCCGTAGCCATCCCGTGCTCACCGGGAAGCGCAAAGGTACAACGCTCCGGGAACGTCTTGAACGCATTCGTGCCAAGGCAAGAAAGGCCAGTGTGCGCGAGGCAGCAGAACAATGGCTGAGAAAGACGGAGGCGGCGGCATGATCAAGGAAGTATACGTAACCCCTCCTGGCAAGAAGCGGTTCCCAATGCCACCTCAGCGCGAGCGTTTGGAGCCCCCTCCGTGGGCGTTGGGCGTGGTCCTCGTGGTTGTGGCGATCTTCATCGGCTCATGCGAATGGGTGAGGGGGATGTGATGAGCCCGGAATGCGACATGTACGACGCGGAGAGGGAAGGCGTAGACCGCACGATTCCCGATGAACCAGAATACTACGGCCCCGACAAGGGGCTTTTTTAGTTCCCGCCGATGGGCGGTGAAAGGATAAAATATGGAAGCGAAGATTTACAGCGCGATCATCGCGGTCATGCGGGATTGCGGCTCCATCGGCAAGG